CCGGGAGTTACTGGAATGGTGGCCAAAACAGTTCCAACAGGTTGGGAAGCATCCCAGTCAACCGTTGATCTGCACACACACGATTTCTTCTTAACAAAATCGATATCCATCTCATCACAATCCGTAGAATAAATTCCAGGATATTGTTGAAGAGAGTTATCCATTGTCGCACCAAGCACAACACTATTATCCACACCATCATAGTTGGTATAACCAGCACCAGGAAGGTTGGAAATATGTTGTACATGAGAAGTATCATGTGGTTTAGATAGGCCAACACTAGATGCTACACCTTCAATGGCCCTTTGCATCCATGTTAAGGGAACTTGAGCCAATGTCGAAATACCGGACTGGATGGCTGTTTTACCTGCTTGAACAACTGGATCTGCCAATTTAGAAATCTCCTCTCCAACCAAAACTTGAGCCTCAAAAGGAGTGACAATAGTCTTAGAAGTGGGAAGATGAAGATCAACATTAGTAAACCAAGCATAAACAGTATAAGAAACCGTGTCAGGAGCAATAGACGAACCAACTGGAGAAATGGGACACAAGTACAATGAACCCATAGTTCCCTCCCCCAAAGCAATGTTGTAGTGGGAAAGAGGAGAACAATAAGGAACAAAGAAATCCACTGGTGCTCCAGAAGCAAGATCAATCTCCACACCAGGATATCCTGTTGCATTCTGAAGAGTGTTCAAAATGGGTCTATTGCACTCTCCTTCGAAGGGTGCAAAATACATCCAATATTTACCAGACTGAAAAGGCATGGAGTTAAACACAAAACGGAAGTGCATATCAGCCCTAAAATAGGTATAATAAGCCAATTTAGATCTGAGCGCACTGGAAAACACCAAGACATCAGTGGGCATTACTCCCAAGACAGCATGGTTTCCAGAATCCGAAGATGATAAAACTCCACTTTTGAAAGGTACAAGCCTAGCAAGGAAGTTCTTAATCTCAGTTGAGGTCTCTTCAGAGGCATTTCCAAGCCAAGGTTTAACATTGGATGGTTCAGGTTTCTCCATCATGGTCGCCTGAACGGGATCACGGAAGTGAGTAACTTGTTCCTGAGTGGTAACATCTACTTCAAGCGCAGGTGTCATATTATCGTTATAATTTTCTGGATTTGAATTAGCGATTCAAGAAATTTACTAACCACACATATCGAATCAAACACGTGCGTAAAAGTGGTGGAAGAATAGCCTTTAATTTATAGTGGCACACATTCGACAATAGAAACAAAAATGTTTCTCCACTCTAACTCATACATTCAGGATTTGCTGCATCATTCA